GCTTCTCTTTGCTGCTCTTCTCTGGAAACGACTCGACCACCAAACTCTAGCGTTTCACCTAGGTCTTGTGGGTCAATAGTCCCTCTCTCTCCATCCTTTAATTCAACAAGAAGTTTTCCTTCCTCATTTGTGCTCGGGAGATCGTTAAGAACATCTGCTGTTATTTGGCTAAGTCTCATTAGACACCTTTAAATGATGATGGAACACCTTGTTTTCTTAATCCATAAGCCGCGGCATCTGACTCTAGTTTTGACCTGTATGCTTTCTGTAGCTTTTCAAGTTTGATCTTATTAGAGCTACCCAGAGTGAAAAATTCTGTAGGGTTAGCGATAGCATCTTCCATTATGTCACGGTCTGTTTCTGACATAGTTCCAGGCCCTACAATCGCCTCTCTTAGTTTACCTAGTAACAAGTTCTGTGATTGTTTTGCCGACGACCTCGCATCTGTACTTAGTGCGCCACCCAAAAATTTATTATTAATGTCTAAAAGGTTTTTAATTTCTTTTTCAACTAACGGAACCTCTGTGAGGGTTTTTCTAAACTCTCGAGCAGCAACAGGATCTTTAATAGACCCCTCAAAGCCAGGAATCTGACCTTCTTCTTGTTGTTTCTGGATGGCTTGCACCATTTTAGCTTTCTGAAGATTCACGTTTTCTTTTGCTACTTCATAATTCTTTAAAGCAATTTCCCTCTGCATAGAAGATTGCGCTCTTTGTGCCTGAAGGCTTAGTTTCTGTCCAAGGTTTTGAAATAAGTTAGCCTTAAAAGCTGCGGCGGCGGCTTCTTCGCTTCCAGTCATATCCTTAAGTTGTGATAAGAGAGAATTTTTTTGTGCTCGTCCTTCTTCTATTGCTTTAAACTGAGCATTTAGGTCATTATTTACTGCTGTCTCAATGCCTTTCCTGAAAGCCTCCGCACCTTGTGGTGAAGCAGAAGAAAGAACTGCCCCAAGAGCTAGTAAGATCTTTTGACCAGTAGAGGCTTTTGACCAGAGGCTAGAATTATCAATGGCCATAGGCTTAGAGTTGAGATTCTCTAGTTCTTTTTCTACTTTTAAAATTCTATTCTGTCTTATTTTACTTTGCGCCTTAAAGTCATCCTCTAGGCTTTTTGTCATCTTGTCTTGCTCGGATGCCAACTTATCAAAGGCCGCATCACCTGAAGGTAAATTCATTCCCTGTTGTGGCTCAGTAACAACCTCAACTGGCTCTACTTGGGCCACTTCTCTTGCTGGCGCCGCTGTAGTTATTGGTATTTCAGGGTCTACAAAATCTCTTGCAGGAGCAGGCAGGTCGACGGGTTGTCTTTGCATAACGTAGTTATTAGACTCATCTACGGCAATCTGATCTTGGATAGCTTTCTGTTTTAACTCTTCTTCAATTTTAGCTTTCTCAACAGATTGACCAAGAGGGGTATTAGATGGAATAAAACCTTTTACGGTATTTAGTAGAGCGTCTCTATTTGCCTGAGTAGGGTCTGCCATATTAAGCCTTCTTTTCTAGTTTTTTAGTTCTTTCGTTAAGCTCTGCAATTCCTGCAAGCATCGCCGCTAGGCCTTGGCCATAGTCAACTTCTTTGCCGTCAGGGCCATCTTTAACCATTTGCTTTCCAAGGTCAGACTTTTCTAAATCTTGTGCCATTACAGAAGTTACTTCGCCGTCAGGATTTTCTCTTCCGTTGGCTTGTTTGTCCTTGTATTTGTAATCGTAAGATTTCAAAGCTCCGAGAAACTGCTCAATCTTATCTGTTGCAGAGCCTTTTTTGATGTCTGTTTTCATATTTTCATCCGAACCCGCGGCTGCACCTGCTGCTCCTGCAAGGTTCCCAATAAAATCAGATCTTCTTTTACTCGCTGCCTCGGCTAATTGTGCTTCTGACTTTGAAGAATCTAGCGCAACGCCTCTCTGGGCTGCTGCCGCCTGAATTAGGCCTGCGTCTGCACCTCTTTGCTCTGCTAGTTTTTGAGCGGCAACCTCTCTAGTCATCCCTAGTTGGGCTTCCTGGGCAGCTCCTGCGACGTTTCTGTTTAAAAGAGCTTGATTAGAAACACCTCTTGCTGACGCTGCGGCTGATTGTTGTTGTCTGGCCATATCATCCATGGCCTGCATATATCTAAGTTCTGTAATTGATGGACCTGTTCCACTTGCTTGATTTCTTAGTCTTTGGATGGCTTCTTCTTCACCTTGCTTAGCAGTTTGAGACATGGCAAATTCACCACTACCGCCGAGTTCTTGCTCACCACCAAGACCCATAAAGCTTCCAACACCTGAAACTGCTCTTTCTACACCTTTCCCGACGTCACCCATATTAAACCTCTTTTATAAAGTATATTTTACCGTTATGCGCATTGGAAACCTTAAACCCATAGCCTAAATGGGCCTTAATAGCTTCCTCTACTCCATTGCTATCAATAATAACCTGAGACTGTATTTCTTTGCATCTTGTTAGTTGAACAATATCGTCAACCATTTTAGTTCCGTGTCGAGACTGACGAAATTCTTTAAGAATAAAAATGTCATGAATATAAATAGCGTAATCAGAAATATGTGAATAAGTAACAAATCCGTGATCTGTCTCATAGCACTCCCTGTTTGCTTTTTCCTTGCAGTATAAAGCGTAATTAGAAGGATTTTGTAGCTGCAATTTTATACCCACCTTGCTTAAGACCTACTTCGGCCTGCAAATTTGTTAAATCAAAAGACTCACCTGAGTCATCTTGGTCAGTATCGTACAATTCAAATTTTATAGATTCAACCTTTTGAAAAGGCATAGAAACCCTAAACTGGTATTGAACTTCTTCTGGGTTATAGACAAGATCATAAGTTTCCACTTCGGTCTCATCATAGTTAACGTAAATCTTGAGTTTTAAGGTGTGGGCCGATTTATAGTTCCCGATAATCCATAAACGGTAAATTCTCTGGAAATCTTGAACGGCCTGAAGCTTGAGCCATGGAGTTACAAGCCTCATAGAGTAATAATCGCCGTCATCCGTGAAAGTGTTTTCAGTCTCTTTGTAAACCTTGTTTCCAATTAGTGAAACAGGTGAGCCAATCCATGAGTCAGCATCAAGCGAAGACTGGTCTTTAAAGACTGCCCAGCTATTAAAAACAAAATTATAAACAAGACAGTTACCATTTTCAGTGTAAAAACGGGCTTCATTGAATTTCTCTGAAAGGATTGATGAAACTATTTTCTCGTTATTAAAGTCCTCAACAGGTGCTCCGATATACTGAGTAGACAGAGACCTATCTAATAAATAGATACCTTTGTTTGACTTGAACATGACCCCAAAAGGGACATTTAAAACTGATCTAGGCTCAATGCAACCTGCATCCGTTGAGACAACTTGAGGCTCTGTAAACGTGTCCTGTTGTCCTGTTTCTAGTGGCCCGTCCCCGGAGATGAAATAGATTGACTGCTCTCTGAATACAATAAGCTTTCCATCAAGGTAACCTAGTGCTGAAATATCTGACTTATCTGCATTTGAAGCACTTGAGATTCTAATTCTAAAGAAATCTGAAAAAGAAACACCCTCATCAAAGAGTTGTTTTTTAGAGAAGGCAATCTCATCTTTTTCCTCTAACCCACCAAGAAATAACCTATTCCCCCCAGATGTTGAGAATCTAGCTTGAGGAGTCGGGTCACTCGCTAAAACTCCACCCGTAGTATAAAGAACCTCATTATCAGCTATTGCGATGTCTGTAAGAGTGTCAACAAGAGTGATTGGTTGCCCCTCTTCCGCAAACGGAAGCTCAGCGACCTTGAAAAACACCGTACCGGCCGATTGGGTTCTGTAAAGAACTGCCACTGGTGCGCGATCTGTTCCCTTTAAAAATGCAAACTTTTTAAGAGTGAATGGGATAGTTGAGGCCGTAATGGTTACGTTTTTAGGGCCACCAGTAACGGTAACAGGAAAAGCTAATGATGGGGCACTTCTTTCAATTTCTCCATTAATATTATAATAGTTATAAACCAAAACATAATTATAAACACCATCAGGAATAGAGCCGCCACCCGTCGAAAGTGTTCCATTGTAAATCTTTGGAGTAAAATCAAAACCTGACTCGTAAAGCTTGGTTCCATCAAAAACAAGAACCTTTCCATTGGCGCAATATGTAGATTCTCCAACGGTTGCTCTAGTGCCTTTTTGCCAATTATTAATGAAGTCTAAATTTACTAACGCCGTACTAAACGATGCAGTAATGTCGGCACCAAAACCACTAGCAACGCTTCTAAATTGTTTTTCAATTAAAGTGTAAACATTATCGCTTAAGGCCTGCGTTCTACATGAATGATAATCAATTTTTGCCGAAGTCGGGCGAAGCTGACCTGGTGAAATAGTAGAAATAACCGCGTTACTAGATAGATCAACTACGTAGCCAGTATTATTATCCGTATAGTCACTTTGGAAAACACCGTAAACAACACCGTCCTTAATGAATGGGTAAGACAGAACACTTACTCCACCAAAATCAGGAAATCCTAGTAGATTGTATGATACAGGTGCCCCAAACGTCGTTGTGTATGGGATTCTTACCGCATAGGATTGGGCGTAATTGTATCCAGAATTAGAAAGGAAAGAAGTTGTTAAGTAAACATTCGAGTTGTCTGCAACAATTCCAACCCTTTTACCTGAGTAAGCTATACTTGTAACAGGAATAGATTGCGCAAGGGTCAACTTATTGAAAGCAATAAGCTCAACCGTAGTCGAAGACCCCCAGCAATAAAAGATGTTATTTCCTTGAATAAAGGCAGAGCTTCCAGCAAAGGGCGTTCCGGCCGTAACAGTTAATGTTGGCTGAACTGAAGCAGCAGAGGAAACAATAGCCCCAGTTGAGTCTATTTTATATATAGCAAGAGTTGTGCCATTATGTGCAAAGATAAAGAAATTGGTACCGTCTGATACGACCTCTATCTGGCCTACATCGGCAGAAGGTGTTGTTCCAGTTATCCCGGTGATTAAGTTTAGATTCTGGTCATAGATATACGCAACCCATCCGACATTGAAGGTTTCTTTAACTAAAAGCATGTAGTAAGAAGCCCCCCCTACCCTGATACCCGAAACCCTAGTTAAGATTAACTGAGTAGAAGTTACAGGAGGAGTTTTACCATCTTGAAACCCTGTAGAGTTATCAATATAACCAATAACAGGAGCCGTAAACGTCGGAGAGAACTCCGCATTATAGGCGTAAATTGTTCTATTTAATTCAGTATCTATGTAAACATCCACAGATTCATGATTGGCGGTAATCTTATTAATAAAGTTAGTCTGAATACCTATTGAGGCTGGATAAAATGAAGTGTTTTGCCAAGTATCCGATGATTGATCTAATACAAAAAACCTTTGTCCATCAGCAACGCCAACCCCTTTATTGGTTGTAAGTACCAACGAGGGAGCATTTAAAGATCCTAGATTTGTAGTTGTTTGAAGTGGCGCAAGTCCGAATCTTTTAGAGAGCCTACCTGTCTTTTGAAACCTTGCGTTTTCCAAAACAAGGGCCTTACCTGCCGCAACGAGCTTGTCATCTGTTTTAGTGTCGAGACCTTCCGCAATAGGTATTGATACAATCGTTTTTTGAAGTGACATTTAGAACACCCATAGTTTTATTGTTACTTGCGCAGAAGCTCTAAGAACTATCTGTCTATTAGTCCATGACACTCTCCAAACGTCAGAATTTGCCTGTTTATCAAGTAAAAACCAACCGTTTGGAACGATCCCTAATCCATGATCTATAACCGTGTCTGTTGTATTAATTGTTACATCGAAACTCTGTCCTGTTAAGAACAAAGCCTTAAACTGATTAGTCCACTCACTCACAAAGTCCATTACTCTGTTTAAGGGTTGAGCAAGTGACTGAAGAGTTTTAAGTGGTTTTAGTTCCATGCGTTGTTTCTGTATCCTGTGTAAGAACGGTCAGTATCAACAACCCTTGCTGGCTCTGTAGAGTCACGCCCAGAAGATAGAGCAGCAATCCTTTCTTCCATTTTCTGTTTAGCAAAGACTAAGGCGTCAACAGGTGACTCTTCCTTAACTTTCATCTTTATGGCCACATCAATAATTACATACTCTTCCCAACCATTAATCCCGTCGAAAGTGTCTCCGTCTGCCACTAGCTCAGGGCTTCTTGGGATATACCAAACCTTGATCTGTTGATTACCGTTTGGAGTAGGAATAAACACAAGGTCATTATTTCTTAATTGATACATTAAATTGTAAATTCTGGCGTTATAGAAAGGCTCTCTGAAGCGGTTGCGCTCTTGCCATCTAAACGACTTTAGCGTGATGGACTGAGTTGAAGATGTGACATAATCAACCCCCATAAGCTTATAGAAATCAACAGGGAGAGCATAAGTGTCTGACCCTGGACTTGTGGTAAAAGAAAAAGAGTCAATATAGTAATTTTCACCGCGAGATGAAAGAAGTAGATCATACAACTCCGTTAGGGACGCGTTAATATAGGAGCTAAGCTCTGAGTCAGAGATGAACTTACTGTTAACCATATCAGCGCGCTCTCTTGAGCGTTGCTTGAATTGTGCAAGTGTTACCGCTGCCATTGCTTAGCCCCTTTAATTAAAGACTGATTTCGATTTCTGTTTCGCCTTCGCCAGCATAGTCGGCAGTCTCAGAATCAAGAGCGATAAAAGCATTAATAAATGCGTTCACGTCTTTCTTCTCGATTGCACTCATAAGCTCCATAGCGGCCAGCTTGCAAGTCTCAGAAAATTCCTTGTCCCCTGTAGAGAACTTTTCTTTTCCGTCTTCCATAACCGACTTAATAAGTCCATCAGTGATCTTTTTCTTGTCACCCATCATCATTGGAAGCATAAAAACCCCTTAAACGCTTGAGTCATTAAAAATAAGCTGAACAGAAACCTGACAAGCGTCAGATACATCAGCAACAACCCCTGCAACCTTAGTCTGGATAACGATAGTTTTCGCAGTAAGGTTAACAGAAGCAAAACCAATCTCAACACCCTCGGCAGAATCAATGACCGCACCAAGCGCAGATACTAGGCTGAAGTATTTATCTTGAAGAGTGAGCGTGTAAAGACCTGTTCCAGACTTAACAACAGAAGCAACACCACTGATTGACACTGTCCCAACGGCAGCAGCGGCAGACAGAGGGATAAGGCCAGCAACAAGAACCGGCTTTTTAAAGAATGAATAAAAGAACTGTGTAAAATAACGATTGGCCATTTAAAACTCCTTTGTTTTAAGAGGATACCTATCCCTAATTAGACTGTAGGGTCAGTATGAAAGCAGGGCCGAAGCCCTGCCTATTAAAATTAAACGATGAAAGATCCATTAGCTCCAGGCCAGTTACATGCAATCTGAGCATAGTAACCAACACGAATCTCAGCAGCATCGTCGTTAGAAACGCGAAGCATTTTTAATCCGTCCATATCTAGAATCATTGGCATACCTTCAAGTGAATGAAGTTTCCATGAGTCTAGCTGAAGCATTTTCATTTGATTCTCAGGACAGTTACGGTCTGGAATTACAGTCGCGATTGATTTTCCTAGGTTTACTTTAACACCTTGGAATCCAATGTTAGCGTCTTTTGCAATTACGTCTACGTACTGAACTTTTGAACCAAGAGACTTAGTTAGGTCAGCGTATTTTTGAAAAGACATGAATACATGGTCAATCTTACCACCGTCACGTCCGATCTTCATACCACCCTGAATAAGGGCCTCTTCGATTGGAAGGCTTGATAAGTCACCACGGAAACCAGCAAGACGAGTTACGTCAAGAGAGCGGTCAACACCAAAGAAGTTATCCCCAGTCGTTGGAGCTACTTGAGGAATCCAAGCCGAAAGACCTTTCATTTTTGAATCGTAGTCACCTTCGATTGAGATGAAGTCGTTAACCGAAGCTAGTGCGATCGCTGTTGAAATGTTTTGGTCAACAGTAAGGACACCAGTTTCACGGTCGATTGCAGTTACAGTAAGAACTCCGGCCTTAACCGCACCACCACCATTAGTGGCAGAAAGTTTAATCTTGTATCCTACTTCGAAGAAAACTACATCATCTGGGCTTCTAAGTGGAAGAGTAGGTGAAGCAAGAACAGTTGAAGCAGCAAGCTGTCCAATTACCCCTGAACCATTCCCGTACATAGCTTGAGCGGCAGAGTTTGTGATGTTAAGTTGAGCAGAATCGATTTCTTGCTTAAGACCAGAAATAAATGCTCCACTATTGTTTTTAGAAGCAAGGATAAGCTCGTTAGTTACACGCGCAACAGCATAATCTGAATTACGAGTATAGCGGAAAGCAACGTTTTTAACGTTTGAGCTGTTAGTTTGAGCTGTTGAGAATGTGCTTGAACGGCCAGCGTTCGGTGCATATTTCAATGGAGCCTTTGCATCTTCGCCATAAAAGTCTGTGGCTTTTGGCATAAGGGCAAGAAGTGGATTGTCTTTGTAAGTCGCGTCTTTTGGAAGTCCTGATGGGTAGATCGTTTTAAGGATCGCCGCCATGTTTAAAACTGAAGCTGTCATTTTCTACTCTCCTAGAGTGATTTCATTTGTTGTTCAAAAAGTTTTGCTGCGGCCCGTACTCTTTCTTCTTCTGTTTTAAGCTCAGGACTGGTTGAGGCTGATTGAGTAAATGAGTCGTCTATAGTAGAGATGCCTGACATAGCGGCGAGGATGTCGGATTCTTCAGAAGAACCAAACATTGATTTGACTTTTTTTAATTCTTTCATTGATTGAAGCGTGTCGACAAGTTTTTTTTCATAGAGGTCAGATGCCTCTTTAAACGTCATGAGCTTTGGTGTTCCGGCTTCAGAGGTCTTTAAGTAGACTTCTTTGATTACGTTAAACACTTCTTCCGACGCTCCAAAAGCGTTAACTAGCTCATACTCGTCTTTATTGCTATCAAGGAACTTATTAAGCTCGGCTTGGTAGTGCTTTGATTGGGCCTCAAGATTCTTGGCCTTCTCAGATTCTTCTTTCTCGTTAAGTTTCTTATTAAGGAGGTCTTCAATCTCTTTATCTTTAGAGGCAAGCTTTTGGCTTAGCTCTTTGATTTGCTTTTGAATAGGGTCAATATCCTCATCTGATAATGATTCAAGCATTTTTTGTTGAACCTGCTCAAACGATAGCCCCTTTTGCTTAAAGAACTCCATAGGGTTTTCAGTAACGAGTCTTTCGTACTCTTCCCATTTAGATAGTTTTGAGTTTTTCTCCTCAATTTCTTTAAGTTTTGCCTGAATTTCTTGGTTTTTAGACAAGATCCCCTTCTCTTTTTTGGAAAGGATGGCAAGCTTTTGTGCAAGGTCGTTGTCGACCGCTGGCGCTTCTGTTGCTGGTTGAGCTGTCTCGCCTTGTGGCGCAGCTACTTCCGTTACGATACTCTCTGTAATGCCTTCAACCATAAAACTCCTCGGTTATATTGGCGGTTGTTCTAGTGGCACTTCTGGCATTACTGGTGCAGGCGGCGCTAATTCTTGTTGTAAACTTAATGCGTCATTGACCCATCTCTGTAGAAGATCAAGCTTTTCTTGTGGAAGCCCTCGAACCTTCATTTGAAGGTATTTTGCGGTCATGTATTGGATGCCGAACTGTAGGTTCTGGTACGGCTCTGGTTGCATATACTCATCTTTTTCAATAATTAGATACGCTGTGTGTCTTATGTCATCAATAAAAGCGTTTTTCATCTCAGTCATTTCCATAACATCTGGGAAGTCTAACAGGCTCAAGCCTTCTTCAGGTGTAACCATTCCAGTCGTTAAGAGTTCCTGAACATACGACAAGCGTCCGGCCGGAGTCTTTGGAAGCATTGAAGTAGGATAGACCTGCATAATATATTCAGAGTCTTTTAACTTAATGTCCTTAAAGTTAATCTTTTCAGCTCCGTACTTGTTAGGAGAAAGAACGACAACCTTGCCACCGGCTTCTGCAATCTTGACCGAGTGCTGAATAATAGCTTTAGAAATCTTAAGGTGGAAGTTCTCCCACGCTTGCGCCACCTCGGCAAATCTTTCCGTTTCAATGTCGTTGTATTCTCTTAACGCCTTCCCTGAGTCTAGCCCTTCAGGCTTCTTGGATTGAGCTGTGAGTTGTGATAGACCGATTTCCTCAAATGCTTTTTGGTACATCATTAGAAGGTAATCAATAACAACAGGTGAGACCCCTTGAGGGAAGTTATAAACAGGTGGAGCGCCTTTATATTTAATGACTGTTCCCACTTCGTTATTAAAGTGAGTGTCAATAATATTAGACATATAGTCCACAAGAATATTAGGCGAACTCATTAGATTCATTGACCTAGAGAGTCTTCTAAGGGTTCTATTAATCTCTACTTGATGCCCAGTGATCATCTCGGCAATACCTTTAGAATAGAACCCGATGGCGTTAGGCATGAAACTCATTGGGATATATGGGATCTCTTCGAAGTCGAAATCCTCATAAAGGAAAGTGGCCGTAGAAATACCAATGAAGTGCTTTCCTATCTTTACTTCTTTGCCGTGTCTAATCTGGACTCTAAATGCTTCAATAACTAATACAAGGTTGTGCGACGTTTCAAATGAGTCAATAAAGAACGGAACATCTGAGATGCTTGCTTCGTCAATTTCTAGTTTAAAGTCGGGGTATTTAGCTTTAAGCGTGTCTTTATCCGTGATACGGATCTCATAAACAGTCTTGGGTTCTTGCCCGTAAAGACACTCTGCTTGGTCGATTAACAGGCATGGGTTAAATACGCGCCTAACGTGAATCTCACCCTCTTTGTCGTGCCAATGCTTTAGAAAACCATCTCCAAAGATACACGCATCCCTAAAGGCTTTCTTTGCCTCTGCTTCAATATTGAGCTTATACATCTGGCCATAGACGTACTTATCAAGCTTTTTGGCCTGTTGTTGCATACCCCAGTCGCCGCCATCTGTAAGGAATGTTGGTTTAACCTTGTTCTTGGTGATCTTTGAGACCATAGTATTAACGCCGGACTGTACGACATTCATCGTAAACTTGGCATCCATCTGGTCAAATGCGAGATTAAACGTAAAGGCCGAATAAAGGGGAAGCCCCGAGTAAAGGCGAAAGTGCCTCTCTTGAAGGTCTTCTAGTGCCGTTTGATTCTTGCGAATATTACCGGCGGCCGCGAATACGTGCTTGTGAATATTTTCAGACTCGTCCCACCATAGACGGTTTACGTTCATCTTTCAGTCCTTTGATTTTGTTTTGACCTGCACTAAAGTACAAATCATCTTCCATGTTCTCTGATTTTCCCACGAGGCTTTCAACTTGACTAGGCGTCATTTGAGCTAGTGGGGATAGTTTGATCTTAAGTTCGCCATCTTGGAACTCGTCAACCTTGTGCTTACGTAGAACCTTGATAATAGAGTCAAGTTCTTTTGATTTAATAGTCATGCGCCGCCTTCCTTGCTTCGGTTAGTCGCCTAGCGAACTCATCCATGTATTTATCTGAATTAATATCATCAGGTTTTTGCTGTTCTGTATAGAGGTAATTTCTGGCCTCGCGCCACGCGTACAATAACGAGTCGTTCTCATGGTTGTCGCATCGAGGGTCTTCTGTCTGTTTAAGGTCGTCTTTCCATTGGAGATAGTTTTGCTCCTCAATTAATGTGTCACATTCGCCTTCGTAGTAATGGACTCGATTCTGTTTAATATCATCGGCCATGAGCTTAAGAAACGTTGCTTTGTCTTGCTTGTCTGCCGGAGTAAGTGGAACAGAGTGACGGTTTTTCATCTCCTCAACCCCTTGCTTATTGGCCCCGTCGATAACTACTTTCATGATTGGAAACTCGGATAATAGCTTTTTAACTGTATTTGCTACGTCTGTGAGATCCATTTCACGAGATTTGAATGACTTAACCACGTAAAGCTTAGGCGAAAGATGATGAAACGCCACTAATGTGAATGCTGAAGCGTCGTTATAACCAAGATCCACCCCGAGGATAAAAGTAGGATTAATGAAATCAACTCTAGGACAAACTGTAAGTTCATTAATCTTGATAATGAGTTTGGAATCATCGGCGCACCATTCGTTAAGGTAATGTGTTCGGTATTCAGAAGTGAGCATAAATGATGGATTGTTTTCTTGAATCCATTTAATGTGCTCTCGCCACTTGTCAGCAATGTATGGGTTATCGTAGGCAGTCCATTTATGGATTGACCAACCCTTTTCTTGACCGTTAGTGACGCGCTCAAAGAATGTTCTGGGTATGTTTTCCGCTGTTCCAAGCAGAGTAAGGCGCCCATTAACATCTGTTAAGGCAGGCATAATCATCTGGTAACATATCTTCTTTAGGTCCTGAGTGATTGATCCGGCCTCATCGATCTTGACCGTCTTATACTTGGAACCCAGAAGCTTTCGCATCTCTTTATAGGATGAATCAAGGCCAAATAAGCGAATGGATGACCCATTGTCGTCAAACTTAATGATACCTCGCTGCTCATTAGCTCTGTGCCTAATCTTCTTCTCTTCAAGCTCTGTTAAAAGAGGCTCCCAGATAATATTCTTGGCCGAATCAAGCGTTAAGGCACCATAAAGGTGTTTAGAGTCAGCAAGATCAAAAGCACTTTGAAGCGTTTCCTTACCCTCTCCTGTAGACTTACCGGCACGACGCGTGCACTGAATGGCCTTAAGAAAAGACTTATCCAGTGCGGCGGCGTATTGCTTAGGGAAGTTAGGATCTAGGAACTTAGTAACCTGGGTTCTCTTTTTAAGCTCATCTAAAAGCTCAGACAACCTAGCGGCGGCGTCCATTACTTAGCTTTAGTCTCTTTTTTAACTGATTCAAATGTGAGGTGACTGATATTAGTTGGGAAAACCAACACCTTTTTATCACACCCATCTTGAGAAATAATTAAGGCACCAATAGCTTCATCCCATACAAGGTTGGCATACTCGCTTGATACGAAGTTCTCAATCTTGTTTGTTTTTGGCATCTTAACTGCCTGTCCAAATGTTACGTTAATGACTTTCATTATGACTCCTATTGAAAGAATTTGTATCGGTTGTAATTAACCTTGTAGACCTTGTTTATAATGGCGCAGTCTTTCGTCCAATGACTTACCGTGATCTCGTCTCGGGACTTGTAGAAGTGGTTCAATAAAGCCTTGCAGACACCCATCTTCTTATAAATCTCTTTAACGCATACATAGTGAAGGGTGTAATCGTTGCCAAATACGGCAAATCCTAGGATCACGTCCTCATCGCTTGGGTCATGGGCCACATAGCAAAAAAGGCTTCCGTTCGCCCATAGCTTCTTGATTTGTTTTTGATGATTAGCAAAGTAGACGTCTGACTTCTCTTTGTATCCTGTCTGGTTTGAATAGAATGACCTAAGCCATGTTGATATAACAAAGTTGGTATCGGCTTCTTTGAATTCTCTAATTGGTATCATCTAGCTCACCCAAAAGAGCAGCGGCCTCTTCCTTTAATTGCTTGGTTGTCATGGTTGATACGTCTTTGAAGTGAACATCAGTTGGGAGCATCTTAGACCATATCTTATAGAACTCAGTCTTATTTTGCTTTGCCCATCCCTGAAGTGACTCGACTCCTCCAATGCCATCAAAGGCCATTTGAAGTGCTTGCTTGACTGACCTAGTAGCAAGATTTGTCGCCCCTTTAGGTCTTCCACCGAATTTCTTTTTAGGTTCTTCCATTTCCTAATTTCTCCTATTTTAGGCTCACCGAGTTAGTTGTCGCATTGTATTACTGCGATAGTAACTAGCTTTTCACCTTTTAAATATTCGTTCATTAGGTTGTTTACGAGGCGCTGATCTTCTGGGTTTACTTCAAAACTTAGTTTAACTGACCCATCTTTTAGCGTGGTAATAGAGGAAATGATTGCATTTGCCGTGCCTAGCTCTTTAGCCATGTTCGTAAACTCCTTGAACAGATAGCTTTAATTCTAGGCAGGTGATTTATGGAGTGTCAAGATATGGAGCCGGGTTATGGATTTTCACCACAGTGCACTGACCTTCTGGTCTACCCGACTTAATTATATGCCCAAAAATTGTCTTATGGCTTCTCTTATAACATCTTGTCTATTGGCATTATGCTCCTCACAGTAAGACTCAAGGGCGATTATATCATCTGAGTATAAACCCACCTTAATCTGCTCTGCTCCTTTACCGCAAAGCCTGGCCGGGCTTCTTTGAAGATTAGCTCTCTTGCCGTCTATAAGGGTGCTCTCGTCTGTTTTCTGTCTTTGCTTTAGCTTATGACCTGCCATTATTGACGCATTGTATTTGCTTATTTTTTGCATCTAGCCTCCAAAAAATAACTTAACATCTCATTCATTAGCTCTATGTCCATTAGGTCTTCTTGTGTGAAGTCAGGCTCTACTACTTCATACCAATCGGAATGCCAATTCCATCCACCAGAGGGGGATATGGGGTTATCCGTTTTCGAGGAATAGCCAAAATACTCGAAAAGCTCGGCTTCAAATTGTTTCCCGCACTCTAAAAACATTATGTTTGAAAAGTACGCTCCACTCATATCAATATGGTACCTTGATTCATTCAGCGTCTTCTCAATCTCTTCTCTTGATTTAATTTTTATTTTCATAAACCACCTCTTTTGATTTTCCCTAGTATCTCTAAAAGTCTAATACCTCTTTCTTGTGGGATTTCTTCTATGCAAACATAGCAGTACCCAGCGCTAGTCTTCCACAGTCTTTCGTGGTCGCATACTCCATTTTTTCTATAGTAGAGGTATTTCAATATTTGCAAAAAATTTTTCACTTCCTACCTTTCTTTCTTGCTTGCCGCTCAGCTTTTCGTTGTTTCTTTTTATCTTTACCACACCCTTTTCTTAAGTCTCTTCTAGGTCTATCGAGAGTGTCTTCTGCTAAGGCCATAGAGGCTGCAAGCGCTGTAATTATTTCCAGTTTGCTTCTGCTCATTATCCCTCCATTACTTCTTTGTCTTTTTTGTATTTATAAAATTATTTGCCATTATCAAAATAAACAGGGTTAACAACGCCAAGAATATAACCTCAAAGAAAAAATAGCACTCCGTCCAATACTGTTATTTCACATGACCCCTTTGTTAACCATCCAAACCACTCCATACTATCCCTCCATAATCTCTTTAATTTGTTTTTGTGCTTCACGGGCTTTTTCTCCGCCATCTACAAAAATTTTCTTTTTTAGGTTGTACACAAGATACCCTTGCCTCATATACTGCTTAGGATTGCCTGTTACATCCGCATAAAACCCAATCGCCTCATTTGCAA